GTCCAGAGCTCTCCAGGGGATCCGATGCTGAAGTTCATCGTCCGAGTGGATGAGCTGGAGAGGGACATCGAAGGACTGAAGCAGCAATATGTTGACGAGCAGAAACTGATATCCGAGGCCATTGAGATGCTGGAAGACAAGCGCGAGCAGGTCGTACTTATCGGCAGATATGTGAGCGGAGACAGTTATGACGAAATAGCAGCGGAGCTCTCCCTATCAGTGGACAGAGTCTTCCAGATCCATCGGTCTGCCGTGGATAAAATGGCAGTTATTGTGGATAAAATGAAACATTACAGTGAATTACAGTAAGCAAGGTGATACTATACCATTGTGGAAAAGTATGAAAAAGGAGCAGGAGCAGAGCCCTGGTCCTTTTTTGCTTATTTGGAGGTGAAGAGATGGAGCACTGTGAACAGTCTGAGCAATATGCGAACATAGGCGCAGAACTGATCCGAACAGTTCCGTCACTTCGCTGGATAGAAGAGAGCGAGATCTCCGTCGGGTATCTGACGAGCGACTTCAAGAAGCAGGCAAACGGGAAGATAGTGTTCGGCGAGTGCCGTAAGGTGCCGGCATGGGCGGCGCCGTTTATCCCCTACGACTTCCTGATCACAGTCTACGAGGTGAACTGCATGCTGTTCACGGATGAGCAGATCCGGATCCTGCTACAGCATGAGCTTATGCACATCGGACAGAGTGAGAAGGGCGCGTTCATAGTTAAGCCGCACGATGTTGAGGACTTCCGGGAGATCATCGATGAGTATGGACTGGACTGGTCCCAGTAAAGGAGGCGGGCAAGAATGGCCAAGGGAAAGTACGGATACTGGCGGACCACTGACGGCCTGATCTTGCTGCAAGGATGGGCCAGAGATGGCCTGATAGATGAACAGATAGCTCACAACATGGGGATCCGAAGGACGACCCTCTACGACTGGAAGAATAAATACCCAGACATCAGCGACGCCCTAAAAAAGGGCAAGGAGATCGTGGACTATGAAGTCGAGAACGCTCTCCTGAAGAGAGCCAAGCAGGGCGATGTGACTGCGCAGATCTTCTGGCTGAAGAACAGAAGGCCGGAGAAGTGGCGCGACAAGGTGCAGTTCACAGATGAGACCAGCTTGAAGAAGCTCGACTCCCTGATCGAGGCCATCGACAAGAAGGCAGCCAAGACATGAGCCTGGACTTCTCAGAGATGCAGCTGGACTACTGGCGAAACGCCACGCGCCGGTGGAATGTGAAGACCGGAGCGACAGGTTCCGGCAAAACTTATTTAGATTTTTACCTGCTGCCGAAGCGGATCAGAGCCTGCAAGGGCCTCGGCCTGATCGTCCTGATCGGCAACACAAAAGGAACGCTGCAGAGGAACGTGCTCGATCCTATGCGCGACATATATGGCCCGGATCTGGTCGGAACGATCGGATCAGACAACACTGCGCTGCTTTTTGGCAAGAAGGTCTACTGCCTGGGCGCTGACAAGGTCAACCAGGTCTCAAGGATCCAGGGTGCGACCATCGAGTACTGCTACGGCGACGAGGTCACGACCTGGGCGCAGGAAGTCTTCGAGATGCTCAAGTCCCGACTCCGTACTACCAGGAGCCTGTTCGATGGAACATGCAACCCGGCAGATCCGGAGCACTGGTTCAAGAAGTTCCTGGACTCCGATGCGGACATCTATCTGCAGCAGTACAAGATCTTCGACAACCCCTTCCTCCCGAAGGGCTTCGTCGATGAGCTGATGAAGGAATACGCCGGCACCGTTTACTATGACCGCTACATTGAGGGCGAGTGGGCGAGAGCCGAGGGCCTGGTCTTCAGGTTCTATGCAAACAACGAGGAACCGTACCTCATAGACGATGAGGACATCTTCGAGCTCGATCGAGATGGCCGGATCAAGACCGACAAGAACGGCCGCCCGGTTCCGAAGGTGAACTTCACGAAGTTCGTCATGGGCATGGACTTTGGAGGCAACGGATCGCAGACGACGATGGTCCTCTGGGGCTACATCAACGGGTACAAGGACTTCATCACACTGGAAGAGGCAGGCCTTCCGCTGACCGACGACATCGACAGCGAGGACATCTGTCAGAAGTGGCTGTCCTTCTATAAGCTCTGCATCGCCAAGTACGGACCTATCAACTGGATCTTCCCGGACTCGGCCAGCACGACGATGATCAACTCCCTCAGGAGCACCGCCAAGAAGAACGGGCTCCCGATCAACAACATCGCCGGATGCAGGAAGAACGAGGTCAGCGACAGACCGAGAACACTGAGCCGCCTGCTGAACGGTGGGCGCCTAAAGATAAACAGACGGTGCGAGAATGTGCGCAGAGCTCTCCGCTCCCTGGTGTGGGATCCAAAAGAACCGGACAGACCGGAGGACAAGAACCTGGGGAACATCAACGACTGGTATGATGCGGACTGCTACTGCTTTTTAGACTTCGTCGAGTATATCGACTTAGAGAGATAGGAGGGCCCTGATGGACGACAAGACAAAAGTCACAGCGGCGATCGAGAAGCTCAAACAGTTGGGCTTCAAGTACAACACAAGCGCGCAGAACATCATAGAGGAGTGCGATCAGTGGTACACGAACGAGGAGACAGACTTCCACACCAGGAAGAACCTCAACGGCCAGGAGATCAAGCTCGATAAGCTGAACTTCGCGAAGCGGTGCTGCGCTGATGACGCGAACCTGTGTGAGATCGTGGAGATAAACGCAGGCGAGAGCGAGAACAAGTTCGACGGCGTTCAGGAGATCCTGGACGACAACCGCTTCGATGTGATGTACCGCAAACAGCTGGAGCGCCTGAGCGCTTCCGGAACCGTGGGCGCATACATCCGACTGGACAATGCGACGCTCCTGGACAATGGCAGCGTGACCGGTGGAGACATCCGGATCAATTATGTCAACGCGGCGGGCATCGTTCCGTTGACCGTAGAGAACGATGACGTCGTCGAGTGTGCCTTCGTAGGAGCCGATCTGGTGAGAGGCAAGAACGAGCAGACCCTTGTGGTCTTCCAGCGCGGTGAGAACGGACTCTACACAGCGGAGACTTTCGTCTTTGATGATCAGAACCGGGCCATCGATGAGAGGCACATCCTCATCCAGCTTGGAGACGTCAAGCCCTTCGCGATCATGAGGACCGCAGAGGTCAACAACCTGGACGACATGGAAGGCTACGGCCTGCCTAAACTATACAACGCCATCCCGGCGCTGAAGGTCATGGATCTCTGCTGGAACATCCTCTTCGGCGACCTCTCAAAAGGTGACAAGCTGCTCCTGATCAACGAGCTCCTGGCCACCGTAAAGAAGGGCGAAGATGGCACGCCTCAGATGACCGCAGAACAGAAGAAGCTGTTCATCCTCCTGGGTGAGAAGCTCCCGGATCAGAAGAGCCTGATCCAGGAATACAACCCGGAGATCAGAACCGGACAGATCAAGGAAGCGATGGAGCTTGCGCTCTCACTGCTCTCCATGATGTTCGGATATGGCACTAAGAAGTACACCTTCGAGAACACTCAGATCCAGACGGCGACCCAGTACATCGGAGAACGCCAGGACGAGATGCAGGAGCTCAACAAGCAGCGCCAGGAGGCGACCCAGTACATCGAGGGCATCGTCGAGGCGATCGTGTGGTTCTCCAACACATTCAAGGGCACAGCCTGGACAATGGACGAGGAGATCTGCATCGAGTTCGACGACAGCTACATCGAGGACAAGGTCAGCAAGCTGGAGCAGATGAGAGCCGACGCTCTCAGCTTCCCGGAGGTCAAGGAGTTCACGATCCAGTACGTGATGGCCCGCCTCAACTGCGAACGCGAGGAGGCGATCAGCTACATCAACGGCGAAGATCCTGATGCGGATGATGAACCGGAGGACTAAAGCATGGCATTGACGGATGAACAGATCGAGAAGCTGGCAGACAAGTACCTCGTCGGCCTATATCAGAACATGGAGAAGGACGTGCTGCAGGACATAGCCCGCAGAGTCCGAAAGACCGGAAGACTGACAGAGACTGCTGAGATCATGGCCCGCAACATGCATGAGCAGGGCTTCTCCACTGCGAAGATCTACTCGGAAGTCATGAAACTATTAAAAGCCGACCCGGCTTACATGAAGGAAGTGGCCGAGAACACCAAGGCATACAAGCAGATGGTCACGGAGGAGATCAGGCAGACCGTGAAAAACGCCAAGGCAGCAGGCGACAAGCTAGTAGCTGAGGCCGGCGACATGGCCTTCAACAACGACCTCTCGATGTGGGAGATGGCGGGCGCTGATTTGTCGAAACCAAACAACATGACGCAGATCATTAGCTCCTTCCAAAAGGGTTTGAACGGTCAGCTGAAGAACCTGACAAAGACGACCGGATTCAAGGGCACACAGCTCGGGACGACCGGAGTCAAGCAGGCCTACCAGAGAGCACTCGACACGGCGCTCCTGGAAGTGTCCACCGGCTCCTTCTCCTTCGATGAGGCCTGCGACAAGGTCGTGAGGGAGATGGCCCACTCCGGGCTCCGCTCGATCGACTACGCGAGCGGACGAAGCTATCAGCTCGATACATCGGCCCGGATGTGTGTGCGTACTTCCATGAACCAGATGGCCGGAAGGATCACCGAGGCAAACGCCCGGAGCTCAGACTGCGACCTGGTCATCGTATCGCAGCACGAAGGAGCTCGTGAGGAGCACGCCGAGGTTGAGAACCAGGTGTTCTCGCTCTCAGGCAAGTCCGATAAATATCCGGCCTTCTCCGATCCGCTGCCATGTGATGGCGGGAACGGTGCAGGCTACGGTGAGGCAAACGGCATCTGCGGCGTGAACTGCCGCCACACGTTCTACCCGTTCTGGGAAGGGATCAGCGAGATCCCTGAAGCTCTTCCGGAGTACGAACCGGTGGAGGTGGATGGCAAGGAGTACGACTACTACAAGGCCACCCAGGAACAGCGGAGCATGGAGCGCGAGATCAGAGCCCTGAAGCGTGAGAAGTATGTGGCAGAGGATAAAGAAGCCGCTCAGGCAATACAGCGCAAGATAAGCGCCAAGACGACAGAATATCATAATTTCAGCGATGCAGTCGGCATCCGAGCCAAGGACAACAGGCTCAGGGTTGTAGCATAGCGCAGAGTGGAGCAGTCTGGAAGCTCGCCTGGTTCCTTGCCAGGAGGTCGCAGGTTCAAATCCTGCCTCTGCTATTTCCCACCGGAGAAAGTCCGGTTAATAAATCATTTTAGGAGGAATTAAACCATGAAGAACATCGAAACCATCTTGAAGGAAGCAGGCCTCGAAGTGACTGCTGAACAGCTGGCAGCAATCGACAAAGAGGTCAAGGAGAACTACAAGACCGCCGTGGACTACGACAAGCAGAAGGACAAGCTCGCAGCGGCCGAGGACAAGGTCAAGACCCTCACAGAGAGCCTGGACAAGTTCAAGGACGTGGATGCGGACAAGCTCAACAGCGAGATCGCAGACCTCAAGAAGCAACTGGAAGAGAAGGACAAGAGCTACAACGCGCAGCTCGCGGATCGCGACTTCGACGACATCGTCAAGGACGCCATCGCAGCGGCCCATGGCAAGAACGCCAAGGCTATCAAAGCACTGCTCGATGTGGACACCCTCAAGGCTTCCAAGAACCAGAAGGCTGACGTCGAGAAGGCGATCAAGGCCCTCACAGAGGCGGAGGACAGCAAGATGCTCTTCGGCGAAGA